ATATCTGATAAACTCATTTTATTCTCCGCATTTTTTAGATGGATCATCGACTCTTCTCCAGTCTTCTTTTTCAAACCAGTCTCTAAGTGTAGCTCCTTTTTTACGAGCGCCTTTAACATTAGTCTTAGACGATCTTTTATATTTACCTTTCGCGCCAGCAGATTTTTTAGAGTTTACTAGCTTTTCTCTTTGTTCTTTACTCATGCTTCTTATTTTAGAAGCAGGTAAGCAAGTTTTAGTTGTACCACCACCTTTTTGTTTATTAAGCGGAGATCTTTGTTATTCTGCGTGTGCAAGCCCAACCTTATTGCCGTCACCTCTACCAGATACAGCAGCGGTTCTATTACGCATTTTATTCCAAGGCTTTGAGTGCATAACAGTAGCAGCACAATGCATCATTGGTGTTTTTTGTTTATAAGCCATTATTTCTTTTTACCTCCAAAGTTACTAGGTCCACCAGCTTTAGTGCATCGCACGCCCCAACCCGAAGCATAAGCACTAGGCCAAACCTTAAATTTTCTTTTTGCAGCAGCTTTACAAGCTGAACTTATTTTACCGTATAAAGGACTATTTGCCATCTTTCTTTTTATTTTGTAGTTCAATTATTTTTTTAACTCTAGCTTCTTCATAACGCAATGCTTTAATTTGTTTTTTATCAAGACCCAAATCTAATAGCATTTGTGTTTGCTCAGCTGTATTAGTATCACGCTTCATTACATTGATCTCTTGTTGCTTAAGCTCTGCTTCTGTAGGTTCTTTTGGTTTATCCCAACCACCATAATATGGAAGACCAACATCATAAGAAGACCAACCAAGCGACATAGAAACTTTCTGCCATATCTGTGATTGCTCACTCATTATACCTCTAATATTGTTTATTTTTTTAATAACACGATCTAACGGTATATTTGTAAATGCAGTTACTATTTGTGCACCTGCTAAATAAGCTGGATTATCAAGACTAAAACCTTTTTCTTTTATTTCTTTTCTATTCCAACTAAAGCTTTTTAAACCACCTACTATTTTTCTATATTTAGAGCTAATAGCTGGTGAAAAACTTAATGCTTCTATTGCAGCTTTTTCAAACTCAGGTGTTTTCTTTTGAGACTCTTCATATATCTTCATTAGAGTGTTCTTAGCAGCAACCATAGCTGCGCCTGCAATACCTAAACCTTTTAATTGAGAGTCAACCATACCGTTTGCAACTCTAGCTATTTTTTTATCTTTAGCTTTCTTTTTCTTTTCATCTTCTTCGTCATCATCACCAAAGCCTATAGCAAATAATGCTTGTTGTAAAGCATTAAATATTAAGTTTTGCATAACACCGTAATAAGCTATTCTAGATATATGTACTTTAGCGTCACCACGTCCTGCTGTTAAATCTTGTAAAGCACGCTTTTGTATTCTTACATACTGCATTGGGGTGTTAGCCCAGTTAAGTATAACACGACCAGCTGCTGATGCTTGTTGCATACTTATTTTATCAGGTGAACTAGACTGTTGGCTTTCTTCTGCAATTAATCTAAAGTCTTGAAAAGCTTTTTCTGTAGCCAACTCTTGACTCATGCCTTCTTTAATATATTTATTAAGTCTATTTCTATAAAAAGTAGCACCACCTGAAGCAATTGCAAAACTATCTGCATATCTAGTGAGTACAAAACCTTTACTAAGTAAATATGCTATAGCGGATTTAGCTTTGTTTTTAGAATCTTTAACAGCATCCGCTATCTCAGATTCACTCACGTTTATCTTAAGACCATTACGACGCTCCGTTAAGTAATCAGAGTTCATAAGAGTCGTAAAATCTCCCCAGAATTGTTTTTGGTTTGCAAACGCTTTACCTGCAGCTATAATATTATTATCACCCCAATTTATAAAGTTTACAGCAGATATAGTTTGAAGTAGCGCAGATCTAGTATTTAAGAACATCACAGCGCCAACAGAGTTGTTAACCCAGTCAAGTACAGCGCTTGTTTGATCATTGTAACCAAGTCTGTTTGTACCAGCCTTCATTCTAGTTAATGTGTTTTCTAAAGCTTTACGCCAGCGCGTGCCATAAGCCGCTTCCATTTTGTTTAGATTTTCTGGTGAAAATATAATATCTACATTTTCTCTAAACTCTTGTTGATACTCTTTACGATTAACATCGTTTATACCACTAATAATATCTGTAGTTAAATTGCCACCTAACCAATCTTTGCCTGGCTTAGGATATGGTTTACCTTTTTGTATTGATATTAATTGATCTGCAAAAGCTTGAAGCTTAGCGTCATCAGTTATAAACTTATTAAGTTTTCTAACATCTGCTTTTGAAAGCCCAGGTATCGACATGCCTTGTTTAGTCCACATGTAAGTACGAAGCGCGTGCTGATAATTAAATTTACCAACACCTGTTTCTGTCTCTAATGTTGTAGGTAGACCTGGAAACTGCTCTTTTAAAGCCATGAAGTCATTAGCTGCAGCTATTTTTGCTTGAGTTATAGAATCTTCAGCTTTATTATATGTATCGATGAGATTTGTTTTTAAAAACTCATACTGAGATTCACCTTTTTTACCGTTACCTATCAAGTTATATAATAAACCCTTAAAATCTTCAGCTGACGAAGCTAATGTTAACCAATCAAATCTTCCTTTATTTCTACCTAATGTTTTAGCTTTAGCGGCAGAGAACGTTTTGAATGACTCAATACCTGAAGAATCTTGAATCATTTGATTTACTATAGTATCAAATGTATTTGTTTTACTAAACTTAGCTTGTTGTACTCTTGATTTAACATCTATTTGATCTAATACTTCTTTAACTGCTTTAACGTTTTTACTAGCATCATCTGCAAAATAAAAGTCATTATAACCTTCAGCTGCTTTACCAGCGATCCATCTACCTTTCGCAGCAGCGGTGCCATCGGCTAAGCCTGTTATATTTTTTAAAGGTATGTTAATACCTAAAGCTTTCATAAAAGCTTTTATAGGACCAGCTGCAGATTGTGGTCTAGCTGTTAATATAAATAAATCTTCTGTACCACGAGTGTCTGCTATTTTTTTAGCAACATTAAATAATGGACCTTTTTTGCCATCAATAACTTGTTCAAATTCTGTAAAATCAAATTCAGCACCTTCTGACTGTAATGTAGAAGCTTGTTCAGCAAATTGAGTAGCGTTTATTTTTTTAGTAGATCCATCAGGCATATTTACAATTACCTTACTTTTAGACCTAGCTAGTGTATCGTCAAAATCAAATACTCTTATTTTCTTAACAGGTTTATCTACTTTTCTACCTTCAGCTAAAGCTTTGTCAAGAGTGTTTAGCTCGTCAGTAACAAGCACGCTATTACCAGCGGCTTTGTCATTAAACTTGAGGCTGTTAGGTTGCATGTTGTTATTTGTAATACTAGGTTTTACTTTAGCATTACCAGAGCTGATCTGAGCATTAAGTCTTTTAACTGCTTCTGCTTGAGTTATTTCACCAGTCAAAACCTGATATGTAAGTTCGTTTTGAACATATATATTATTAGAGTTTTGATCTGATTTAGGTAATTGACGTGTGCGAGTTTCCGCCACGCTTTTACCCATTATGTAAAAGTTGTTAGAGTTTAAACCTTGTATGCCGTCTCCACTAGAATTTCTATTTACTTGAGGATTAAAATATCTAACTTCAGGAGTTGGTATTTCACTTACATCGCCAGTTTTAAAATACTCTTTTATTTTATCATAAAAAAACTGTGTTTGAGTTTCTTTATAGTTATATGACTCACCATATTTGCCGTCTGTATCTATTAATTTGTTGTCTTGTGTTTCTGTTATACCTAATTGAAAATAAACTTTTTCAACAACAGGCATTATATATTTTACGTCATCATACAGTTGAGCTGGGTACATTAACGAAGCCATGTCATTAGAAGGATCAACATGCTCTTTTACAGTTTTACCACTTTTATCACGTTTAGCTTTTATATATTCTTCACTAACACCTTTATCTACAGCCATATTTCTTACTAAATGAGAAGTAGAAACAGATTGAGTTCCATAAATAGCTAGTAAAGGTAAATAATTAGCTGGGTCTGCTTTTACAGCATTTGCTCCGCCTTGTAATATAGCTTCAACACCTTTATAATTATCATCTACTTTTTTCTGTGCAGATGGTTTAGAATATCTATTAGAAACAACAGAAGGGCTTTTAGCCGCTTTCGCCACGTTAACTTCTTTTACATTGTATGAAAGAGTGTTACCCTGATCTAACCAAGCTTTTCTATTTTTTTCAGCGTTTTTAAGTATATCATCAAATTGTTTAGTATCAAAAAATATAGCATTACCTTTAGAACTATAATCTACCATAGTTCCTTTAGTTAAAGATTCTAGTGGAATATATTTCCACATTTCATTTTCTATATTTCTTTTTAAATATTCTACAGCTTTAGGGTTTGTCGCTTTAAAGTTATTTACTGTTAATTCTTCACCTTCAAATTCAACTTTTATATTATTGTCTTTAGCAAACTTTTCAGCAGCTGTTCTCATTACTTTAACACCTTGCTCACCTAAAGTAGCTGTGTATACACCAGGTCTTTGTGCTTGCGTAATACTAAACTTAGCACCACCACGTAGTCGCTGAGGTGTTGTTGGTACTAAAGTTTCAAACATACGGTTTCTAATATGAGTATTTAATAAACCTCGTATTAGCTGAGCGTATTTACTATCTCTATATAACTTACCTGTGGGTTTACTTCTAAGAAGATCCATATAATCTTTTAGTGTACCTGTAAGTTTGCCGTCAGTATATAAAGCATCTTTCATGTTTTTAGGTATGAAAGTACCTCTACCGCGTGTAGTAGTCTCATCTTTAGTTTTAGGCAGTCTTGCATAATCACTAGCTGCATTAGCTAATAAAAATCTTTGAGCAGCATTTAAACCTGCTTCGTCATAATTTTGATACGTTCTAGTTTTATCAATAATAGTCTCTGGGTTTAAACCAAGCATGTCACCATATATTTTAGCCACAGCTGGTGGTACATCTTTTGTTTGACCAAACCTGTCTACATCTACATCTTTAAAACTCTCTGTAGTTGCTTCTGTTATTTTAGTTTCAAGCTCGCCTTTATTTTTAACACCTGCTTTTTCTATAATTGTATCAGAATACTTAACTGTTTCAGTTGGTGTTTTAGGCGTTCTAGAGCGTTTAGTTGTTGTTTGTTTTGTACTAGTATCTACGACTTGCTTAGCTACCTCAGAATCAATGCTAGTGCCTTCTTGCAATGTTCCTCCTATTTGTTTAGCTCGTTCAAGTATTTCAGCTTGACGTTGTCTCATTAAAGATCCTAAATAAGTATTAAGCTGAGCTGTGTCTGCGTTGAAATCAGCAAGCAATTGTTTGTTTCTACCTGGAAATATACCTTGCATTTGCTCGGTTATAGCTGTCTTAACGGCGTCCATTGGTATACTACCTGTTGGGTTGAACTTTAGTCCTTTGCTAATTACAGGCCAGTTAGTCTCAACAATAGCTTCTATAGCTGCAAACTTATCTGTTTGGTTGCTAGATTCAGAATTAATAGTATCAACTAGGTTTTCGTTTGTAATAGTTCCATCTCTTGAAAGATCTATAAACTCTTGACCTCTAGTAGTTATAGATGGCGATGTTCTATCACTAGTTGTTAAATCACCTTTTCTAATTAAAGCCTCTGCTCTTTCAGATACTTTACCTTCTTTTATACTTTTGTTATAATCTTTTATAAAATTATACGCGTCTCTACCACTTTGATATTCTAGATTCTTAAAACCAGCTGGTCCAAATACAGATTCTTTTAACTTCTTTACAAATCTAAGTAGATTTTCACCTAAGTTATCAGTAAAACCTATTTGATTTTTACCTACAAGATCAGAAAACACATTAAAATATTCTTCTGCATATGCAGCGGGTTCTTTTTCTATTTTATTACCTTGATCGTCTAACACAAAACCATCGTCATCGTTCATTTCATAACGGTAATTAGCATCAATTCTTTCTTGTACTAATCTAAGCTCTTTATTGCTTAAAGTCTTTTTAAAATCTTCTACAAGTTCAACAGCTTTTTGAGGATTAGTATCAAATAAAGACTTTTGTATTTTATGTAGTAACTCGTGTTCAGCTGCTGTAACAGCTCCTACTGTAGCCGCCCACTCTTTGTTTATATATATTTGATTAGTTTTAGGATCTACGTAAGCATCTACAAATTTAGGAATACCTTCTGGTAAGTTATTCATATCATCTATAACGTTTATATCTTCACCTAAAACTTTTTTAGTTACTGTTTCTACTTTTTCAATAGACTTTTTAAGTATAGCTTCGTTTTTAGCTTTATTTTCAGCTATTACATATGGAGCTATTATTTTAGCTCTTTGTTGCTCTAAATCTCTAAGCTCAACTTGTTTAGATTTAATTTGTATTTGCTTTGCTTCTTCTGAAATACTAGTATTATTATTAATACTTTCAATACTTCTAATTATATTATATTGATCAGCTTTATTTTTTAATAAAAAGTTTTTCTCATCGCTAGTAAGCTGATCTATTCTATCTAAATCAACTTTTAAAGCTTTCATGCTTTTTTCTGTTAAACTATTTATTTCTGATTTTATAGAATTAAAAGCTTCAGTATCTATATTTGGAGAATTTTCAAGTTCGGCTTGTAGTTCTTTTATTCTATTAGCATTTTCACCTATTATTTGAACTGATTGTCTGCTTCTAAAAGGAGCTATTATAGACTTACCTATTACAGGAGCTCTCATTACTAAACCCGAAGTCCAAGCTGTACTTATTGCAGTATCTTTAAATCCGTCAAATAAATTTACATCTTTTTTCTTAAGTATATATTTATCAGTTATATTACCTATCATTTGATCTAGAAGTTCACTAGAAACTTCTTCTGCTTGATCTATACCCCAATTTGATGCTCCAGTAATAAGGTTTTTAAGACCATCTTTAAAAGATGAGTTAAAAGCAGAATTAGCACTAAATGCCCCGCTAAGTCTTCCAAGCATACCTTGAGTTACGTATTCTGTTGCGACAGCAGATGTACCTGTTAAAGTTGCAGCTGTGTACATTTCAAATAAACTATAATTAGCACCATTAAGGTCTATTTCTTTTTGCATTTCTCTAAACTTACTTCCAGCTGTAGCTGCTCCTATTATAGGTAATCCAGCTCCACCAGATAGCAATAAAGTAGTCATTATAGGCACTTGGTTTCCTGTTGCTTCTGCAAAATAGGCTAATTTATCTTGCCATGTTTTTGTTTGATCCCAAGCTTGAGATTCAGCTAATTGACCTTCTATTGTGTCAGATAAGTAATCAACACTTGCTAACGCAGTGTCTGTAAGTTCTCTTCCAACTGATTTTCCGTCTTTTTTTAAAACAAACTTATCAAATAGATTTTTACTTTGAAAAATTTTTCCAATAGGATTAACAGCAAGAGCGGTGTCTGTAATACCATATCTTTGACTAGATTCTAATACTCCAGCAGCTATGGTATTTAAAAAACCTTGCGATGTTCTACCAAGCATTTTTGCTGCGATTCCGTAGTTTCTATTTAATACATCTGTAAATAAAGCTGCTTCTTCGTCTGTTTTTACTTTAGAATCTAGCTCACTTATATTGTCTTGAATAATTTCTAAATTAGCTTTACTATTTATATTTAATTGTCTTAAATTATATTGAGCTTTGTCAACATCTTCTTGTGTTAAATACTGTTGATTAATTAAAATGGAAGACTGTAATTGATTATTATATATGTTTTGTTCAGCAATATTCATACTTACGTAAGTATTTGCTAAATCTAATTCAGCTGCTGCAGATCCTAATTTACTAGCTATTTCTTCATCTGTTTCTCCAATAACATCTTTCCAACTTTTAGATCCACTAAACAATCCTAATAAAGCTCTACTAACAGCACCACCCTCAACTTTTACCTCATATTTAGCATATTCAGTATAAAGTCTTTTTAACTCATCTTTTTCAAGCTTTGTTTGATACATGTCAATAACATCATCTCTCACCATTTCATTAGTGACATTAGCTACATTTACTTTATTTCTTTTAGCATAGTTAATCTTTGCTTGATTATAAAAATCTTGTTGCAATAAAACATCTTCATCAACCCCTGGGTCTAAAACGTCTCCAGTAAGTGTTAAAAGACCTCTAGCTAAAGCACCTGTAGCAGTGTTAGGTTGAGTTTGTGCTTGAGTTTTAATAATTTTTCCAGCTATATTTAACATAGATGGCTCTTCGACAGGCTGTATTATAGAAAGCTGTCTAGCTTGTCTTTTTATATCTGGAAGTATTTTTTTAAATTTATCATCAACCCATGCTTTTCCTGTAAGACTTAAATAAAGATTAACATCAGAATATTCTTTTTCTAATTGTTTTTTTTCTTCTTCTAAAGCAGCTATTTTACCAGTCTCGACTGGAGAAAGATTGTTTATTTTTTTATCTATTTCTGCCTTTTTAGTTACAAGTTCTTTTTTCTTTTCTTTAACTTTTTCTACTATATCTTCACCTCCATACTCTTCAAGTAAAGAATTAAACTCTCTTCTTTGAGCTTCCTGATTTATTTTTGATATATTAACACTTCTATCTACAGATTCTAATTTACTAGAAATCTCATTTTGTTCCATATTACCAATTAGCATATCATCAAAAGACTGTGTGCCTTCTCTATTTGGATCAAAATCTTGTTGACTTGAAACTTGTAATTTCTGATTTGCCTGCTTTTTTACCTCAGATGGTAAAAAACCTAATTGAGACTGTATAGCTGCTTCTTGGTTTTGTAAAGCTATATTTTTAGGATTGCTTTTAGCACGTTCTGAAGCATTAACAAACTCTTCGTCATCTTTACTTTTGTAAAAAACTTGTAAATCTAAATTACCATCTTCATCTACTTCTGATTGATATTTATATGTAAAATCACCATCTACAACTTCTTCACCTGAGTTTACTATTTCAACGTCAGAGTTTACATCTTTATAAGCATTTTTTACAGCATCATCTATAGCTTTTCTTCTACCAGTTTCATTTTTTTGTTTTTGAACTGTATCAAAAAATCTTTTACGAATTACTTGGTAACTTTCTTCTTCAGGTTCTTGTGATTCCGATGAACCATCTTCCGACGGAGATTCCGTATCTTCTTCCTCGGATGCATTTTCCGGTGTAGTTGTTACAGTCGCATCCTGTTCCTCCGCAACAACTTCTTGATTTCCCTCTTCTTCAATTACCTCTTCTTTTTCAACACCTTCTTCTTCAACCGGTTTTTGATTTTCAACAACTTCAGGTGTTTCTTTTGTAGTTAAAACACCTTCAGTTTCTTGCATTGATTGATCTGCTTGCCATTTTCCAAGTTCAGCAATTATCTGATTTCTAGTCAGCGGTGGACTAACAGACTGAAGTTCTATAGTTTTTTGTTCTAATGTCATTTAATTTAACTTAATTTATTATCTTGTAAAAATTTTTGAGCCTTAGCAGTTCTGCCTTCTGATAAATCAAACACAGCTGCGTCTTCTTGAACAGTAGGTAATCTATCTGTAATGAATTGTTTTAAATAGTTATTCATAAAATATTCTACAAATTTATTTTCAAATAAAACTTTTTTATCTTGAGAAAGAGGTAAATCTTCTTCATAACTCCAGCTTTTGCTAGCTGCATTTGCGTTTTGTACCATTTGGTCGTCTTCTTCAACGCTAGTTTGCATTGCTAAATAAACATTCCAAAGTGCAATTGCTTCTTGTTCTTGAGATAAAATACCAGCAATTTCAGCATTAATAAAAGGCATTGATTTTCTAGTTATTTTATCTATATCAAACTTAAGTATGTTTCTACCTTTACCACCACCTATTTCTATTATTTCATAATCAAAAGAACCATCTGGATTTTTCATTACAAACTCGTCAGTTATTCTAGCAACAGGAGATAATTCACCATTTTCTTGTATAGAATTATCTTCAAATAAACCTGTTTGAGGAAGTATAGCCATCATTAGTTTATTTATATCTGGAGTTTCTGTGACTATACTAGTACCAGCTTCTGACAAAGTATTAAGAGCAACGCTATTTATAACTAAAGGTTCTTCAAACATAGGTCCAATAAATACTAACTCTAAAGATCCAGTTTCAAGTATATTCATAAATACATTATAGCCTTGTGATTTAGAAAATCCTGGTTTTTCAGTTATTACAGAATTAGCTACTGTATATTTGTAGTTGTTATTAGGATCAAAATTAGAATCTTCTGTTGTTTCTAATTGAGATATAACTTCAGTTAAAAACTCAATTGCATTTTGTGGAGCATTTTTTAAAAACTCTAGCTGCTTATATTCATATTCACAATTTGGAGAACTACATTTATTGTTTTCAATATTAGACATTAATTTAGCGTATATTTTACCCGTAGGTCTAAAAGCCTTACCTAATATATCAAAATCTAAATCAAAATTAGATGCTATAAATCTTTTATCAAAACCTAAAGCATTGCTTTCATTAAGCTGTTTTAGATATAAATTCGTTTGTATATTTTTATTTTCCATATGTTATATCTTATCCTCCTAGTGCTCCTGCAGCAAAAGACATCACTGAATCCCCAAGACCACCAACAGCTCCTGTAAGAGCATTAGAAGCAGCGGCTTGAGCTGATTGTTTCGCGCCTGTTAAAGCAGCTATTTTATTTCTTTGATAATTTATGTTGTCTTGCTCTCTATTTTCTTGAGCTTGCATACGTATGTTTTCACCCATACCTATAAGCTGTTGAGTTCTACCAGCTTCAGAAACTTGAATTGATTGTATTCTTTGTGCGTCAGCTAGTTGCTGTTGCTCCATCATTTGTTGGCCTTGAGCTCTTAGTTTCTCATTAGCAGCTTCTTGGCTTTCAATACTAGCAGCAACATTTTGTTTACTTTGTAAAGCAGCTTGAGCTAAAGCAGTAGCGCCACCTGCTCCCGCACCTGTAGCTCTTAACGTATCTAAAGTATTAGCTAGTGCAATATCAGATTGTTCCATTTGTATTTCAGCTGCTTTTGTAGCCACGCCTAGATTAGCAAAAGGATTAGTAACTTTACTAGAAAGATCCGTAGCTAGCGCTGACACATCTGTAACACCGCTATAAGGATTTGTTATTTGCTGTCTACTAGCTTCTAAACTATTAAGCTTAGCTGTTTCTTTTTTTAAGGCTCTGCGCAAAGCTCTTGCTCTTTTTTTAGCAGCGCTTGACGCGAATATTCCAGATGCTACTTTTAAACCTGCACCTAATGCAAATAGTCCCATATTTTTAATTTTTATTAATAACCACTTGAAAAAGTGTAGTTAGATGACACTGCAAATAATTCTTTAAAACCTCCAATATCTGTCACGCTATCAGTCTGCATTGTAACAACTCCAAAAAATCCTTTTATTCCAGATATTTGATTTCCAAATACAACTTCACCTTGTATTGTACCTTGTGCAGCAAAGTTCGCTTGAGTATTGTTAATTATATTTGCACAATATTTGTTTTCTTTTCTATCAAACCCAGCTCTAAATATAGGTTGAACTGTAGCTGATATTCCCGTGTTTGGTGGATTTGCAGAATCATATGCTCCTTGTACAAAACTTAAAACTGAATTAGCTTGATCAAAAGCAAATGAAGAACTATTAAGCGATGTTCCTGCTCCAGTTCTATCAGATTCAAGTTGTGTAACCTCCCAACCATTAGATCCTTCGTAATTAATTGTGTTAAACACTTTTTCGTTACTTGGATTAGGGTTAAATATAAATTTAACTGATGATGGATAATCTACTCCGTAAAAAGATCCATAATTAACAGTAGCAGAATCATGTATATATAAACTACTACCAGTAGTTGTGTAATGTCTATTTTTTACACTAAAAGATTGACTTGGTTTAAAATTATAAAAACTAATCCAACCTTGTGCTCTTTCGTCATATGAAAGAGTTTTAAATTCTGTATTATCACTAGAAGGTTGTATAGATAAATTATATTCTTTATTATACATATCCCAACTACCTATGAGTTTACCTTTACCAAACGAAGGTGAATCTACTCTTACTATTTGTCTTCTAAAAAATGAAGTCATACCAGTAGATGATATTTCCTCTATACCATTACCGCTTAATCTTAGTACAACAGACTGATTTGGATCTACAAAATATTTGTTATATCCATAAACTGCAAAACTCTCTGGATGTGTTCCTATGCCGTAATTGCCCGCAAAAGGAACTGTTTGGCCTATAACAACTTTTAATGAGCTAACAGGTAATCCACCACCTTCAGCACTATATATAGCATCTTTGTCTATTAAAGCTTTACTTACTTTTATTTCTTGGAATATAATTAAATTAGTGTCTTCAGCGTATAGCTTTTGTATAGAACCGTTTGCAGGTTCTAAACTTTTAGTTATTTCTTCAGCAACACTAAATACGTTAGTTTGGTTTATATTGGTTCTAGAATTATATATACCAGAGTATATCATAGAATTAAATCTTATACTAGCGTTTGGTTCTTCTTCAACTAAATAAGCTCTAACTCCGTAATCAGTAGATGTATTGTTATATCCGCCTCTTATTCTAGCTTCTTCTATAATCCAAGCTTTATCTTCGTTTATATTACTGTTTCTTCTAAAACCAGGACCATATACACCTAAATCACCGGGTATACCTAATGATCCGTTCCAAATTAAATCATTTGTTCCGTTTTCTGGCTGTTTTTTTAAAACAAAGCTGTTAAAATATTTAACTTCTACTATGGCTGCCATTTATATTATCACTTATTTTATTATTAAATTCCTAAACACTTATTACTGTTGCTTTTGCATTAAAATCTTGACCAGGAAGTCCTACTGTTGGATTAGTAACAACAGTTAATCTATAAAAATATTCTCCTTCAGATTTTGTAATAAATGCTGGAGATGTTTGTTCTGGTTCAATACCAGCAACTACTTCTGAAGCAGAAGTAAAAGGAGGTGTAAGAACAGCAGGTATGCCAGATCCACTACTATTATTATATATTTCTAAAGTAGCCGTACAGCTAACCAATGCTCCTGCTGAACTACCATTTAATTGAGTTTTTACAGTTATATTTTTATCTTCACCTTGAACAATTACTAAGCCTTCTAATGTTTGTAAACCGTTAAGCGCTGCTCCTGCTACACAATTAGAAGTCACATTATTAGTGCTAGGATTAAAATCTAAAGGTGGTGAAAACTGAGCAAAAATATACTTCATAGTACAAACTCCTAATCCAATTGGTTCTTCTCCTTCAAAATCATATATTTTAACAGTAACATTATAAGCTGAAGGTCTGTCTACTTCTTGAGCATATGTAAGTTTTCCATTTATTGCACCTGTAGATGTTAAGTCATCTACTATTGTAAATAAATTATCTTGTGTTACATCAGCACCAGTGTTTGCATCTGTAACTAGAGATATTTCATATGTTAAACCTAGTTGGTTTAAACTTGTAGTGCTAGAGCCATTTACACCTGTATATGTATACATTGTACCAAAAAGTGGAAAACTTGGAACTATAGTAACAGGTCCAGCACAATTAGTAATTTCAGGTAAATCATTAGACAATGGGCATCTAAAACCTTCTTGCACTAAAGTAGTTTCTTCAGCTGAAGGGTGATTAAACTTCATTTCAATAATATATTGATTTGGATCTAATTCGCCAACCTCGTTATATACTAATCCTACATTACCACCTGGTGCATTTAAAGTAATATTAAAAGTACCGTTACCGTTATTTACTATATTAAATATTCCATTTGCAGGCGTAACAGCATCATAATATAAAACACCAGGATTTTCTGGATTAGATTCATTTCCAGCACCATCTATTATACTTAATATTTCTCCAGTTGTAGTTGCTGGTGGCGCAAATGATGTACCATCAAATTTAACAGGTATAAATGAATTAACTGCTGTTGTCCCCGTATTATCTTCTCTTAAATACCAATTCCACTCTTCTATTCTATGAAAAGAATTAGCACCTGCACCTGCATTAACTGCTTGATTTAAGTCATCTATAACACCACTTGTAGTTGTTTCATAGTAAATATCTAACAAAGAAACTGTAGGTTCTACTTCATAAACATTTAAAAATGGACCATTTTTATATTTACCTGCTGTACTTCCAGTCTGAGGAACTTGAGCTCCAAATTGTTTTTGTGTATTTATTCTAGCTACAAAAGCACTTGCGTCTGGAAAAGCACTGCTAGCTGTAGTACCACCGACCTCATAATCAAAATTATAAAACACATATTCATTAGCTGATAAATTTATATCTTCAAAAGCTTGATAATCAAATAAATCTTTTATAGTAGCTATTGTGTTACTTATATCAGCCAAAGATTCAGGATAAAATTGTTGATTAGTATCTAAATTTTCTGGCGCAGAAACACTTAAAAAATTTGTTACTCTTCCAAAAAGTCTTACATTACTTCTGTATTCCTTATCTGTTGGTCCTACTTCTTTTAAATCTCTAGGTATTTTATTTATATTATCATTATATAAAACAACGTGAGAAGTTGCTCCAAGCTCTTTAATGTCATTTAATGGATATGCAGCCATAGCTGTTGGCACGTAAGCATTGTAATAATCTTGCTCAGTTTGCTTAACTACAACTTTATAAGAATACCAACCTAATGGATTGTAATCTTGTGATGCAGGATCTCCATTATATAAGCCAGGACTACCTTGATAACTACCGTTTATAGTAGCATTAAATTGAACTTTAATTGAGTTACCATCAAAAGAAGACATAACAGGTGTATCAAACTGATTTCTATAAGGAGAATAAACTGTTGAATCTAAAAAACTAGGACTTCCTGCTAAATTAGTTCTTGAAAAAACAGGTGTTGATTGTCTACCAAATCTATCAGATAAAACTACACCAACTTCATATGTTCTATTTTGTTTTAAAGTAGCATTAGGATATTCTACAGAGCTTGATTTTGTAATACTTTCATATTGACTAGTAAAAAAAGGATTTTTAGCACTAGCTGTTAATGAGTAATTTAAAAATGCCGGAGGCGTATGTTTGTTTTGAAAATTACCATAAACAACTCTATTACTTATAATTTCTTGAGCTAAAGCTTTTACAGGAACTTTATCAAAAACTCTTGTTACTTCGTTTTGTGGTAATGTTTTAAAAGGTGGTTTAGACCCATATTCATACTGGTAATATTGATCATTACCTGTAACATTGTCAATAATAGGTATTGTTTCAACAACTTTGATGCTAGTTTGATCAGATTGTTTATAAAGTATGTCTATTTCTGTAGCTTTTAAATCTGATGTTATATTTTGTGCTTTATATGGAAGAGGTATGTTTAAAAGTATTTTATTTACTTTATTTTCCATGAAATCAACTTCTGTGCTTTGATAAGCTCTATCTTCGTCATCTACAGTTTCTGTACCTATTTGTTGTCTTAAAAAATAACCGTCTTGTTGCGGTATAAAACAAGGTTGAGTAAATGGCGCTATTAGTGAATATTCACCGTCATCAAACTTGTATCTATATGAAAATCTAACAAATTTATCTCTTAAAAAATCTACATTAGCTTTAGTTGCAAAATTAACATCATAATAAGGATTTGTTATAGCAAATTTAACAACATCTCCTAATGCTAAAGTAACATTTCCACTAGCTGTTATAGTAAAATTAGTACCGCTTGAAGCAAAATTTGATACTGTTACCCCTAAACTTGAATAAGCACCACTTGAAGGATTCTGTAAAAATATTGTTTGACCATCAATAGGTATATTACCTAAAAAACTAGCTTGTGTAACATCAAAAACTGTTACACCAGTAACAGCTCCAGCAACGGTAGCTGTAGCAGAAGGTCCTATATCTTCATTTATAGCCTCTTGCATTGTTGTTTCAGGCTTTACAAATTGTAGAGCAGTTCCTGCTGAAAGCGTTTGTGGTATATTAACCTCTATGCTTGTTGGTAGATTAGTTACGTCTGTAACAAAAACGTTTTGACCAACCTCTGCTCCAATTAAACCTTGGTTTATACCAATAGCTGCAGAACCAGTAGTTAAAGGTATTGTTGTAGAATTACTTACAGCTGCTGAAGTTGTATCATTAGCTATAACAGCTGTGGTTAATTGGCTAGGCTGATAAAGCTGTATAGTATCATAAGGATAATATTTAGCTACAGAAATTTGATCTTCTTTTGTATAATACCCTTCTGGATTATTTACATTTACTTTTCTTGGTTGATTTCTATTGTCAGTAAAAAACAATAGCTCTTCTAATAAATTAACTCCAATTACAGGATATAACGTAGAAAAATTAAGCCATTCACCTTGTGCTATTACTTTTGTTGTTAAGCTTTTAGTATTAAAAGAAACTATAGCTCCCCAACTAGGTAACAATGTGTCGATGCTTATAACCGCATTAGCGTTACCACCTAATATTCTTACAGTATCATTTAAAGCATAGCCATTACCAAATCTTATAATTCTAACATTTGTTATAACACCACCTGTTTCATCAACATCAACTACCATACCGCTTCCACTTCCTGTTATTGCAGTTGTTTCACCTGTTGCAGGAGTTGTATTATAACCTGTACCACCAGCGTCTAATGTTATAGGTCCACCAGTAGATAATGTATCTTGAGAACTAGGATATGTTGTGTTTTTACCTACAGCACCAGCAGGTACATAAGGCTCTATAATATTATTAGTTAAAAACAAATATATAAAATCTGTAACATTATCTGCATAAAAGCCAATAACTTCTAATCCAGGTTTAGCTATAGTATTAAAAAAATTTTCAACTAAATTATTTCCTAAAACAGTCTGAAGTGTTCCAACGTTTTCTCCAATAGATTTATTAATAGAAACATTAAAAGCTTCTCTATATTCACCATTAGGTATTAATCTATCATCAAGGTCTTGATTCATTTTAGACCTAATGAAACTATTTTTAACTTCTGCCATTAAATTTTAGTGTTTTATCCATTTAGATTTACCTCTCATAACTTGAGCTATTTCATCAAGTTTTATGTTAGATAATCTTATTTTGGCATTTCTTAATTTAGCGCTTCTATCTCTTTTAAGTCTTATTATATTATTAGGATCTTGATTTGCTCTAACAGAAACTATATTGTAAAGTATAGAAGCATATAAAGCATCTTCTGCAAGTTTGGGAACCTTTGTATCTAAGTCAGTGCCTAACCCATCAGATATGTACTCTAATACAATTAATTCGTTTACTAGTTCGTTTGAAAAAGATATTTTACCCTCTCTATAGTTCATGCTAAACCAGCCGTTTATTTGAGAAGTTTGAGGATCTAAGCCATATAATCTTCCTGTATTAAAATTACCATCAAAACCATACAAGTTCCACCAATAAGCAAAATCATTAAAATTGTCTAACAGATTGAAATTAAGTAAATCTAAATTTGCTTTAGCCCATCTTTCTTCCGTAATAGATGTGCCTTCAATGTTGTTGCCAAAATTATCTTGAGTAGGAACTCCAGTTGTATCTTGAACAGGGTTGTTATATGGGTTTATTGTTAAATTATTTACAGGGTATATTATTCTTTTAATTCCTAACTCATCAATTCTAGAAACTCTTACATAGTTTACGTAGTCTTGAGGTAGTGGTAAGCTTAAAGATGGAGGTACCGTTAGTTCTTGAGAGTGTATGCTCTTTAAAGTATCATAACTAAATTCTTGCAATGATCTTTTAGCAAAAAATAAAACATCAGATTTTTTTGCTTGTTGTAGTATTTTACCATCTCCAACGTAACCAACCATGAAGTTATCTATAGCATCATTTAAACTTATGTATTCATAACCTCCGTAATTTTCTTCTACAGTTTGGCCAAAAGCATCTTGATTGCCATAATTACCGCCACTTAACGATTTTAACTGAACAACTAAATAATGATTTATAGTTAAAGAATTAGCTACTTTTATAGTGTTATTTGTTACCGTATAAGTATTAGTATATTCTGTAAAACTACCTGGCAAACCTGTAGCGCTTGTATATAATTTAAAATTATTTAAAGCATAATCTACGTTTGTAGGATCAAATGAACCAAAAACTAAATCTGTATTAAAAGTGGTTGTAAACTCTTGGTTAGTTCCAGTTGCAGGTATTAAAAAAGGTTGAGCTCCTTGATAATATTGTTGATTAGTTTCTGTTGTCAATGCCATAATTTACTAAGATTTTTGATTTATTTCAACAGCTTGAGCTTCTTGAGCAGCAACTTCTATTATTGTAGGATCATTAATTACAACACCAAAATACTTTAATGTATTTATAATTAAGTTTGTTTGCTCTGAAATATCTAACTGAAAATTTATTGAAGTCACGGGATTATAAACATATTGACCCAAACTTCCAACAGCATAATTCCATTGTGGCGATATTGGGTTTAATAAGCAATTAACTTTAACATTTCCATTTGTAGTAGGTGATGGAGTTACTTTTAAAACAAGTTCTGAATCTGTAAGTCCTGTAGGTACAGCATTTGTTGTTATAAATAAAGGATATTGTTTAGTAGGAGTTGTTAGCTTAGATCTTATAATTTTATCAAAATCTTTTTTACTAGCCAACTGTGTAATTGAAGAATATTGAGGCTGGCCGTCGTATGTAGTTATGACTTCACCTATTTTATATATTTCAGAAGATGTGGCATTGTAAAAAACATCATTATTGCTATCGTAAGAAAATATTATTTCTTCTTCAAAAGGATATAACTTATATGCTATATCTTTATACATATTAAAAAACTCAGTATCGTTTTGTGTATTATTTTGGTTTTGTCTATTAACTTGATTTCCGTCAGGAAAATAAGAATTAAATATTTCTTTTTGTACAAGATCGGCAATACTATTAAACTCAGAAGGTGTTACATAACCTCTTTGTTCTTTGTTTAATATGTACAAGACTGTTGTATATACTTTGTTTACGTTTACTGCCATTTTATATTTTTTATATACTAAAAAGGCGGCCGAAACCGCCTATATATTAGTATCACTTGTTTTTATAGTTTTTTATCTATAGATTTATAGATTTCAACACCTTCATCTGTTTTTAAGAAAGCAGCGAAAGCTGAGTATGGGTTTTCGTCAAAAGGTACATTCATTAATTTTCTACCAGTTGATCCCCATGTAAATGTTCTTTGGTCTTGCGATAAATTAATTATACCAGCTTCTGTTGCTCTAATAGCTATATTTCTTAATTGAACATTATCATCATTTGCTAAATTAATAAATAATTGTGGATTATTTCTAGCAAATAAAAGTAAATCTCTTTTTAACTCTTTAGAGCTCATGTTATTTACTTTTGATCCTAGCTCTACTCTTAATATAGCTTCTGCTTGATCTATATCTATATTTCTAGCTGCGTTTAAAGCATCTATTTGAAGATCTAAAATATCTAAATCGTCTGCAGCTACTTTAACAGCGTTAAATTCTTCATACATTTTACCTTTTAATGGGTGATATAAAGAAAGTAGTTTTTGCAAGTTTTGTTTTTCTTTTGGTACTTTTAAATCACCATCTCTAAATATAATGTGACCTAAAGTTGCTTCACCTTTTTGTTCATCTACAAATGGTGAATCTTGATTAGTAGCATATCTTATTTCTTTCTGTTTACCAGTTTCTGAATCAAAATAAAGCAATGAGTGCTTTGACGTATGTCTACTAGGTATTGTTAAAGTAAGTGGTGACTTATTATGTTTTAAATAATAAATTCTATCTTTAATTTCCCACTCTGGTTTAATTGGTTTTACTTCTTTTTTTAGTGCAGCTTTTACTGCTACTTCTTGAGGTGCAACCTCAACAGTTTCTGCTTTAGCTTTTTTAGCCATGATATAATAAAATTAAATAGTTAATAATAAAAACCTTAGGACTACGCTCACTATGCAGTCCTAAGGTTTAATTTAAGGTAATTAGATACCTTTGAATAGTACAAAGTTGTTAGCAGCTTGTGTTACTAAACATCTTTCAGATAGGAAGTTTACTTCCATAGCATCTAGATCAGATGTAAATGCACCACCAGCAGAACCAGTCAACCAAGACTTCATTCTTCTGTCGTCAGCCTGTGAAGCTCTATAACGTACATGTAAGAAAGGTCTACGAATATTAGTTCCTAAAATTTGATCGTAAACAGTTGAAGTTCCAGCAGGTACTAAAACACCTTCAATAGAACTTACTCCAGTTATTGCTCCACGAGTTGAAGCATCATTTAAGTATTTCCAATCTGTTTTATAGAAATCATAAGAACCTCTTCTGAAACCGCTAAAACCTAAGTTTAATGCCATTTCTTCAGAGTTTTCAAATAATCCGTAAGCAGTACCACCAGCAGTACCACCAGAAATTGAAGCTAGCATGTCATCAAAATCCAAAGCAGTTTGTCTTTGTAAGAATAACATGTTTTCTTCAATAGCTCCTTGAGTATCTAAGTTTTTTAAGATATCATCAAAAGCTGTTAATCCAGCAGCAGCAGTAAATCCAACGTTTACATTACCACGATCTTCGATAGCAGCAAATAAACCTTGAGTACCTTTAGCATTAGTGATACCAGAACCACCACCTACTTCTTCACCTTCAACCATAGACATTTCTAAGTAATCTTCAAAACGTAAACGAGTTTCAGATTCAGCTTTTAAATACCATAAATATCCAGAAGCACCATCTTCAGTTGCAACTTCAACCCAACCGATTTGTGCCATATCAGAACCATTTACAACATATTTGTTTCTAATAATTATTGGAGAGTTTGCATATTGAGTAAAAGAAGGATCTACACTAATGTATCCATTAACAGGACCAGCAGCTGCAGTATTGTTAGGTGTTAATGAACCTTTTTCATATTCAGAACCATAAACAAATACTTTAACATTTCCAGTAATACCAGCTGTAGCAAGTGTAGCAGAAGTGTATGGTAAAACGTCAATAACAAAAGTAGTAGTATTAGAAGCTGTTACTAAACATTTTACTTCATTTCCATTGTTATCTAAAACAACAACAGTTGCTCTAGGAGAAATAACATTTTGAATTTGAGCAGAAGCAGTAGGATTAATATTAATAGTGTTACCAGCTCCAGTTTGAGTACAATCATCATAAGCGATATGTAATCTATTTTGCTCAGACCAAATAACTTGATCAGATGTCATTGGCATTTCAGCGCCAACCATTCTTAAAAATCCAGAAAGTGTACGATTTCCGTAGCGCTCTACTTCTTGTTCGTAAACTTCAGGTAAATATTGCTGTGCAAAAGTATCAGTTCCTGCAGCAGCGTCATTAAATACTAAATAATTAGTACCTAATAATTCTTGTTTTTGACTTGGTATAATACTACCAAATTGAGGAGTCAAAGCCATAATAATTAATTTTTATTAGTTAAATTTTCTTGTTTTAATTTTTAGTTTTGTAGAATCAGCGCCTGAAATAGCTCTAACTTTCATTCCGCCAATAAACACATCTCCTTGAGAAGTTCTAGCTTTAGTGTCACTCAAGTTTTTTGATTTGTTTACAACGTCTTTCACAGCATCTGCTTTTCCTTGCTCATAAAAATGAGCGGCAATCTTATCTACATTTTCAGCAGCATAAATAGCCTTGTGATAGCCATTAACATCTTTAACGTTACCATTTTCGTCTAGGAACTTCCCGACGAGGTTTGTTATATTAGATTGGTTTTCTGCAACTTTATCAACATTTTGAATATTGTACTTATATTTCTTTTCACCAACTTTGATATCAAAACCTTTGAAATCATCACTGAAAAGCTTTTTAGTATTATCCTTAAACATTTGATGTTGTTGCTCAGCTTGTTCTTGCTCCTTATTATATCGATTGAAAAAGTCTATTGCTTTTTGTTGTTCCTGAGTTACGCCGGGTCTCAACTTGATTTCGTCGTAATACTTACTCTTGGTTTCCTCTAAAAAGCTTTTGGCTTTTGCAACTTCTTCTTTAAACGCAAGTTTCTTTTTGCGAATATCTTTTTCCTCATCTATATCTTCATCATAATCAAAATCTTCTAATAAAAGATCTAAATCTGAATTATCTAAATAAGGTTTATTTTTTTTGTAATACTCTTTTATAAGAGTTTTATCGTCTACATTACTGTAATCAGCGTTTAAACGAGTATAATCTTCTATTGTCCCACCAGTTTCTTCCATAAAAGCAACTAGTTTTTCAATATTTTCAGGTAAAGGTTTACCTAATACTTTTTCATCTCTTACAGCTTCTTTAACTTCAGCTTCAACTTTTTTGACTTCAGCTTCAGTTACTTCTTGGATCGGAGAAAACCCTTCAGTAGTCTCGTTGGACTCTTGTATAGGTTCTCCCACCTTTGCGCTATCTCCGGATGATTCTTCCACAGATACCTTCTTTGCTTCTCCGATTTGAATGGCATCTTCTTCTTGTTTTGGAATTATTACTTTTCTAACCTCAGGTTCTAATTCAACTAAAGGTTCTTTAGGATTAATATTAATTTTAGTAACATTATCCTTAGTTTCGTTTAATTTTTTTGGTGTTTTCTTTTTAGTTTTTAACTTAAAGTCACCTTCCTGTTTAACAGGTTCATTTGTTTTTACTTCTGACATAATATAATATAATTAAATAATTAAATAAAAATTAAGCAAACGCGTTCATATCTACGTCTACATTTTGTTCAAAATCTATTGGAGGTCCATCTACATTTCTTTGTGTTATCATTTCACTTTGCTGCGTACCCTCCATTTTTATACGCTTATCTTTTCTGTCTTCTATCATTTTTTCCTTTGCTCCAACAGCTTGCATATCCATTTGCTTTAATTGCATATCAAACTCAAATCTTCTTTGCATTTTTTGCATTTCAAGTTCATTTTGTACTTGCATGCGCTCTATTTCCATTTGATTTTTAGACTGCTCAAACTGAACTTTACTTCCTGTTATAGCTTCTTGCTTTTGTACTTCAGCCATAGCTGTTTTTTCAGCAGTTGAAGCTTGAGCATCAGCTTGAGCCTGTATATTAGACTGTTGTATTTGCGTGTCTTGCTTTTGCTTAGCTTTACGCTTAACTTTAAGCATTTGATTAGCAAGCTTAAGATTTTTTATTTGTCTTAAGTCTATAGCATCTTCAAGATTTATCCCACCTTGCTGTATCGCTGCTTGTATGTTTTGCTCTAACTGTGCTTGTTCTTCTTCGTCTGGTTCTAATTCTAAAAATATACCAAAGTCATGAAGGTTTAAGTTCACTATTTCCTCTAACGTTTTAATGTTATAAGTTGATATAGAGTTCTGTAAAGAGCTTTTTGTAAGAGGAAACTCTAATGCATCTGCTACTCTAAGCGCTACGTTTTCTGATATTCTAAGAGTTAAATATAAGCTAGACTGTAATATATGTTTAGTAGCTGTGTTAGACGCGTTTGCAGCTAGTTTTTGTAATCCAACTAACGTGTTGCGATCAGGCAAGCTACCGTCTCTAGCTTCGTTTAGACCGGTCACATCACGTATCATTTGTAAATAATATTGATACGTTTGAATTAAGCTAGCTATTTTAGCATTTCCGCTTCCACTTTGTAATTCTTGAATAGGTACTCTACCTGCGTTCATTTCACCGTCTTGTGTAAGTGATCTACCAACAACAGAACCCGTTTGAAAATACATGTTTAATGCTTCCGCAGGATTGTAGTTAGTACCGTTACCAAGATCGACTTCAGCAAGTCCGTCCATATCTAAATACACACCATCTGGCACCATGCGAGATATTACTTGCTGTAATTTTAAATGTGTAAGCTGTATCATATCAGCAAAACCAGTACATCTACTTACTAATGACTCTATTCTACCTTTATATATTCTTGGTGCACAAATAGCATAATTCATTTTAACCTTAGTTGTATCAGCATAAGGCCTAGTCATATTTTTACATAATTCCCAATTAAGCATTATATTAGTTCCTAAAACTTTAGCACCACTATATAAAACTTCTATTGATCTTGATACTCTTTCAAAGTTGTCATTTTCAGGTGGATTAAATGTGTCGGGCTTTTCAATAGCCTTCATTAACCCTTGATCTGTTTGTTTTATTTTAAAAACCTGATTGTGATATGTTTTATAATCAAAATAAAGAACTTGAACAGTGTTATTATCATAATTACCGTAACCAGTTATATATGATTTATTACCTGGTGTATTTTGAATTATTTTTAATTCTTCTTCAGGTATACCCGGAAATTCTTTTTTTAACTCTGGTATAGTTAATGATTTAACTTCTCCAACATAATATATATCTTCAAAGTTTGGATCTTCTGTATAAGAGTAGACCATATAAGCAGGATCAACATAATCAATAGTAACACCGTTGGCAATATTAAAATCAGTTTTAACAGCTGCTATACCACAAACTGCAAGATCCATGTTTAATCTTCTTCTAGTAAGATCATATTTATTTTGAGCCATTACAGAAGATATAGATTCTTCTTGTGCAATTTCTATAGACTGCTTATAACTCAACTGCATGTGTAGCTCTAAATCCTCTGGTGTCTCAGGTATTACATCTTTGTTTGGAGATTGATAAGCATTTATACCTAATGTTTGTTCTAAATTTAAAAGATATTCTTTTGATATCATATCTTCATATAATTTAGTAGCGTAATCAGTTCTTTTTCTAACTGACTCTGGATCTTGAGCGTATGCTTTTACATCATAAGATTTTTGTGATATACCGTTTACGACTATGTCTACAAACTTAGATAAAATAGGAACAGGTGTCCAGTCTAAATTAAGATAAGACAAATCACCATTAATAGATAATTCATCTTTGTATTTTTGAACGCTTTGTTCACCTCTTGCGTAAAGTCTTAATTGATTAAAGTTGTTCCAATTAGTTATATACCTATTACCTGTAGTTCTACCTTGACTAAACCATTCGCCTTCTATAGCTTGTGCTACTTGTTTACCGTATTCAATACTTGATTTTTCTTGGTCACTAACTACTTGGCTAGGAAATGCACTTCTAGTATTAGTATATATATTCATTAACTTATTATTTTTGATGTATTCCCTCTATTATCGTATTTTTTTATTCCCAAATCAACAGCTTTTAAACTAATAGGCACACTTGGTGCGTATCTATGCTTGTTACAAGCCATTAAAGCTAATCCAGAGCTAATAGAAGCATCATGCTTAGTTCTGTTATTTATATTAAATTTAGCCCAATCTTCGAGTGTTCTTTGAAAATAAACATCACCATATCCACTTTCTTTTAACCCTACAAAATCTTCTATGTAAGACTCAATAGCAGCTGCGTGGGCTTGTTTTATGTCTTCGCTAGAGTTTGGTATACCACCTAATTCTTTTTCTGTAACTGAAAGTTTGTTTCTTTTTTTATCTGGCCTATTCATTGAAAAGCCTCTATAACCTCTTCTTTTAAAATGATACAAAAGTCTAGGTTTATTATTTTCTGCTAATATTGGCATGCCATAAAATACACAAGCCATAAGTACGTCTTCAAAAAATATTTCAGCAGTTTGTGGCCTAGCTATATATTCTAAAAAGAAATGATTTGGCGGAGTGTCTGTCATTGAAAACTTAGTAAGACCGTGTAAAGATCCTTTTGAACCTCTTTTGTCTACAGTACCTGATATATCATAAGGGTCACATCCAAACGCTCCTAAACTTTCATTTAGAGGATATTTAATACCTCCTTTTGTTATTACAGCGTTTTGCATATTAACAGGCGGAACCCAAGTTATTAAAAACCTACCGTTTTTATTTGGCATAAACAAAACTTGACTATCTTGTATACCATCTTTCCACATAAAATTACCGCATGTTATATTTATAGAATTTTTTAAATCTTCATTAAAATCTATTTGTTCATAAATTTTAGTTAAATTAAATAAAGATTCTTTTGATTCATCTCTAAAAGCATGCTTTTCAGTACGTGGAAACTGTCTGTAAAATTCATTTAAAGCATCTTGATCCTGCTTTAAACCCTCTACTTCATTATCCCAATATTCTATTACACCTAAATCTATAATTTCACTTTGTGGTCCTTTAACAGGTTTGTTTGGTGTTTGGAAGACAGGTAAGCCATAAGAATCAATGTATCCTTCGTAATTCCATTCCATAGGTATAAACAAGCTATATAATCCAGAGCGAGTTTGTCCATTCGCGTTTCGTTGTGTAACATCTGAGTCATTATATAGTTTTTTAAAGTTATCACCACCTTTATCTAATGAGTTACTAGTTGAACCCATCATACATTTGCCTATAATTCTACTACCTAATCGTAAGCAGGTTTTCGTGACCCTCCAGTTGTTAAGGATGTTCGTCGGACGTTCCCACTTGCCGCTCTCATCGTGGACGAGGAGTTTGAGCTTTTCACCGTCGTAGGAGTTGTCACCCGTGTTCTTCCAGTCGATCGTTGTGTCGAGCCCGTCCAACTCTTGTAGCTGTTGGTTTGTCTCAAGTTTTTTACGCGTATATTTCGTTGCGGGTACTCTGTACGCGAGCTCTGTCTTTGGACGGTCCATTCCGTCCTGAATTGGTTTGAAAAAGAAGGGGTAATTAACGGATATTGGTACCACCTTATCTGTGAACATCTTCTTTGCATCAGGACCAGACTTTGATAATATCCCAAACCTAGAGTCGCTTGATATGGTTGCCATATTAACGCACTCTCCCGAGGCCATAAATGAAAACCCAGAACGCCTGTTCTTAAGGTAGCACATGCCATAGGATCTGTTATCGGCCTTACAAGCTTCCCAGAATATGTAAAATAATCTGTTTGATTCACGAAAGTCTGGTTGTCCAACGTCGATCTTGCTCCACTGCAAGTACATATAATGAGTACCAGTAATGTAAGTAGCCACATTCTTATTATAGAACCAAAAGCCTTCTTCCCTGCGGACGAACTCATTATCGATGTAATCATACCATTTTTCTTTAAAGTCTAATGGGTATTGTTCCCAATCAAAAACAGACTTTATTTTTTTTAATACTTTTGGGTATTCAACATGCTCCCAAGTATTTGTTTCAAATTTATGTGTTTTATTTTCTTCAGGTAAAGCTATTTTTAGGTTTTGTATTTCATATATTTCACCTATTTTACCTGTCTTACTTATTACAATAATATCGTGCTCTTTATTGTATCCATACTCCCATTTATTATACCTATTCATTCGTTTAAGAACTTTAGGTTTAATATGGTCTTTTAAAATCTTATATAAACTCTGCTCGTACATTACTTAGATCTACCTTCTGCAAAACCTTTAAAAGTTCTTTCTTCTTTAACTTCTTTTGGTTTTTCGTTTAATAAGTCTTCTTCTTCTTCAATACGACTAAGTATTTCAAACGCATCGAATATAGCTAGCTTTTTAGTGGCAGCCGCGTTTTTAAGTCTGTCAGCTGATATGTCATCATCTGAATCAACAATAGCTTCTTTAGCTACTTTGATTAACTCCTCAACTGCTCTTTGCCCAGCTTGGATTATATTCTTCTTCGTTTCCTTGGTATTCATACTTAATTACAATATCATTAGATTTCATACAGTAAAGTCTCTTTCCTTCAACTAAAAATTCCCATTCACCATTAGGTTTATAACCTACAAGATCTCCTGGGTTTATTTCTAGCGCTTCTAAGGACTTATTGCCATATTTTAATATACCAACAAGCTTACGCTCTTTGTCAAGCGTTAGAGGATCATTACTTTTTATTGGTGTTATAAAGCATCTGTCACCTACAGTATGCCAACCTGTTTTATTTTTATATAAATAAACCTGGTCAAGGCTGCAGAAATATAAATCATTTTCAAAATATGATCTACTTTTCTTTTTATTACCTTTCATATCATAAAACGTTCTAAA